ACTGTTGCATCACCTGCAGTTGCAACTACGCGATAGTATCCAGTCTGTACAACTTGATACTCGGTAGCATCAGCAGCGATTGCATTGGTGCTTAAAACATTTAATACTGTCATGTCGTGTTATTTCGTGTCAGTATTATTTATCTCCTTTTGCTTCTTTAGCATTTTTTGGAGGTCCGCAGTAGAGCCAATAAACATCGTGTTATTAACAGTAGACGGCCCTGACTTTTTCTCATCGGCATCTAATTCCTTCATTTTCTTTTGTAAGTCAATGAGTTTGTCAGCAGTATCTGCTACGTTCTTGATAAGTTGACCTGCAACTTCATAAGCACGAGGATGATCTGACGCTCGTGCCACGTCAAGTATACCATCAACTGCCTCCTGACCTTTCATTACTAGATTGTGAAGTTGAGCACGAGTTGTCTCATAGTCCTGCTTCACATCAGGTGTATCTGTTTTCTTAAGTTCTGGTTTCACTTTTTCAACATGCTTTTGGAGTTCCGAGGGTTCGGTTCCAAAAGCATCATTCAGTCCTTCAAATGGATTTGCCATGTTTAAATTGCCTCGTCAGCGCCACTCACAGGATTACGTTTCTTGTTATCGGTAAAGTCTTCATCGACAACACCAAATCCAAAGTCATCATCAGCATCTGCTGAAACAGGATCGGGTTGAATAGTATAACGAACCTGTCTTGGTGCGGTAGATGTGTTGGTGTCGGTATAGTAATCGGTAATAACCTTTTTGATGGTCTTTGCATCGGTAACAGGACCATAAAGATATGTCTTTGCAGTAAACTGCAATGTGTAAATAACCGCTCTACGACTAGAGAAGTCACCCTCATAAGTATCTTCGTAGTCTACACCAGTTAAAACTACAGGAACATCTTTGACTTCATCTACCTCAGGGAGAACCTTGACTGATAGATTATAGTGAGGTTGAAATACAGGTAGAATTTGTTCTAAAATTTGTAGACCATCTTCCTGGTTCTTGGACATGATTGCCAATTCAAATGAAAGATTGTATGGAACTGGCATAAAGACGTTTTTATTTTCGTCTGTGTCCTTCGCATATTTAATCTTCTGAGTCGGAGATACCTTCCTAGATGGGTCATAAGAAATGCCATTAATCTCAAAAGAGATTCTAGGTAGAGTGATCTGCACTCTTTTATTAGTAGGATCTGGGTTTTGATCCAAACGTGCTAAGAATTTTTGCTTTGGTCCATAAGCAAGGGGCACCTTCATAACCCCATCGCTGCGTTGCAGTTCGATATTATTAAACATCGTACCGAATGCTACGATAGTTTTTCTAAAAATTTCGTGATATGAATAATTACCTAGCATCAGATTGTAGTGTCAGTAGTGGACCCAATAGAACCGAATGGATTAGTTTCAGTGAAGTCAAGAATGTCGTCGTCTTGTGTTTCAAACGAGTAGTTCTGATCAATACTATCGGCAGTATTTGTATTATTTAGAGTGTTATAGGACTCAGGACTCCAGAGAGCACCTGAGGTTAGACCCTTCACTGTTTCAGAAGTATTGAAAGTTCCTGTTCTGTTGATGACTTGTAGTTCTCTTGAACTAGAGTTCCAGGATTTAACTTCTGCTCTGGAGTCTTTAGGGGAGTAGTCAATCGTGACAGTTGGTGCAGAAGTATAACCACTGCCACCAGATGATATAGATACACCAGTAACGATACCAGCAGCAGAAACTGTAGCAGTCGCTGTAGCCCCACTTCCACCACCTCCTGTAATTGTGATTGTAGGTGGTAAAGCAGATTTATAATACTCTCCACCATCTGTAACTGTAATAGCGTTTACCGCCCCTGAATCAATCGTTGCAGTTGCTGCGGCGCGATAAAGATCTCCAACGATCTCCTCACCGACTGTAAAGTCGCCAGAGCCGCCAGCATCCATAACCAACTTGATAGAATTGGCGAAGGCAGTTTCGATAGCGTCGATTTCTGCAACACCAGTGTCGAGGTCTTCGTCGCTGTAAACGAAGAGTTCGCATTGACATTCCCAGACATATCCTTTACCCAGTTGATAGAATGGTCTTTCTGCTTCTACGAATTGAATCTCAAATAAATGCTTTGCAGCAGGGAACCAAATTAGATCACCCTCATTAGGACGACCCTCCACATTTAATACTGCATTATCATCCACTGCTGATGTGAATTTTTCTCTTGAAAAGACAAACGTTGTTTTATCTTCTATACGAACACCAAACTTACTCAGTAGTTCTCCTTGTCCTTCCCAACCATCTACGTTGTTGACATATGCACGAACAGCAAGTGCTTGAGTGAAGTTACTATTTTCCACTTCACCTAGGATAGTATCTCTGTTAACGTAATTTCTTGGTAAGTAATAGATATCCTGACCATAGATTTCAATACTCTCTACAATCAAATTTTCTATAAAGGTTTGCTCTTGAGCAGAACCATTTGCTTTTAAAAGATTGGTATGATCTCTAAAAACATAATCGTTTGGTGGGTCGTTAGAAAATGCCATATTAGCCTACAAGATCCAAGGGAGGAATTTCATATGTATCACGAACTGAGTCTTCAAGATCTTTCTTGAATTGACTTGCATCTTCAAGAATCTGACGACCATTGAGAGTAACACCACCTAGCATTTGAATGCCATCATACTTACTTAGGTTACGACCCCATTGCTGTTGGAACAATGCCTCAACGTAGTCTTTCAACCAATTATCATTATACATCGCTGTATATGTTTCAGGGTCTTGACGCATAATAACTTCAACCAAGATGTAGTCACCTGCTTGGAGTTCTTTCCAATCAAAGTCAAGGTACAATCTTGCCTGATGCTCATTGAAACGAACTCTACGATTCATGGCAGAGTTTGTAACAAAGTCAAGAGTCTCAAGATATTGAGATGTCATGAAATAATGGAGAATGTGTCCATGCGTCATTGCATAGATGTCATTCAAGAAGATCTGGTATTTGATATTGAAGATGTTACCAGGTGTCACACTAGAAGCACCGATCATGCTATACACATGATTGACTGCCAGAACTCCAGGCGGAAGAGAGACATATTCATTGCCTTCTGTCCAGTCAGTTCCAGAAATAGCGGATCCTGTTTGAGCAGCAGTTTTGATTGCTTCAGTTACTTCGATTTTGATAAATGCTTTGTAACTTCCGTTGTAATGAAACTCTTGGTAGTAATCGATTGCCTCTTCGATCAAGTCATCCAGTTGCGCTGAAGCAACGTTGATGTCAATCGTAGGGTATCCTAAACGACGAAGAGCATAATCTCTTAGTTCTGTTTTAGTAGCGGGTCTAGTAGCGGACATTTGTTAATTAACTCCAGGTAGAAATTGCTGCTCTCTTCCAGGTGTCAGTAGCAACACAGATGTAGATATAGTTTGCATCATAACGAATATCACCAGCAGTACCAGTGCTATCGGCAGCTGCGGGTGCAGCACCTTCCAATGTAACTTCACCAGAAACGTTGCCATCGACGTTACCAGTGACATTACCAGTAACATTACCAGTGACATTACCTGTCAAGGTTCCTGTCAATGTTCCATTAACAGTTACGTTATCAAAGGTACTAGTTCCACTCGATGCGGTTACATTACCAGTGACACTGCCTCGGAGACTACTAATAATCTCGCCAGTTGCTCTGTCAAACTTGCAAGTGGACTTGGTGCGAAGCGTGTTAGTACCAGATCCATTCGTTACTGTTGCAATAAAGACTTCATTGTCGAGACCAGAAGCTGAGGTACTGACTGTAGTTGCATTGCCTGTAACGTTACCAGTCAGGTCACCTGTAACATCACCTGTAAGATTACCAGTTACATCACCAGTCAAGTTACCCGTGACGTTACCAGTTACGTTACCTGTAACATTACCAGTTAGAGAAGTTGCAACCAAGACACCAGTGATAGTCGCGCCTGTTGCACTTGTCTCAAATTTCTTGGAACCATCATGCATCAGTTCTACAGAACCATCTTCATTGAAGACTGCATAATCATCACCACTGCTCTGATGCTTGATCTTAACATTAGTGCTAGATCTAATTTCTACATCACCTGTTGTACCTTCAATAATATTCAGCGTA